CTCCTCTCAATAATTTCTCTTCCATGATTCTGATTTCTTCTCGAATTTCAGGACCCATTTCATACTCAACGTGGTCTGGAAAGTCGTGTCTAGTGACCCATTTATCTTTGGGTCCAAACACTCCATAACCAACACTTGTGGTCATTTTCATGGGGTCAATAAATCTTGATTTTGGATCACCATTGAGATTTTCATACTCTGTGAGTGGTCTTAAACCAATGACACCTTCCTTTTCGCAATAATCAATGTAGGCCTTAACAACCTTCTTGAAATGTTCACTAAGTGAGGTTCTCGCTTTAAGAAGTTTTCGGGGTACCCAAAAATCCCCTGGATTAGTACAAGCTTCAATAGCTATGTTGTAATTCTTCCAGTTTGGTTCCATAGGAGGAGGTCCCCACTTGTCAGCAACTCCCAAATGCTTACTAATGACTTCAGCAATAGGAGTGGGCTTAACAGAGGTTTTAGCTTTAGATCGTAAAATGGACGATCCGAGCAATTCCCCATGACAGTGGGTAAGTTTCAAAAAGTGAGAGTACTTGTGAACTTCCTTTGAAATTCTTGTTGGCTTCCCAAGTACCATATTAGGAATGACACCAGGTTCGGCCATACGGAAAAATCGTTTCTCAAGAGATGCGATACCGTTAGCAAGAACTTGTTTAGGAATAGTTATAGCGAATCCTGAATTACTAATAGAACTGCCTCCAACATGAACCCCCATAATACGAGGATCCCCATTGTGTCTTACCAACAAAGACGTGCATGAACCTGGAATCGCATTCTTCGCATAATACGATATTCCAGGAAAAGATGCAAACTTGTTTGAGACATTAGCATATGTTCCATCAACTTCTTCCTTGAAAAATTCATGTTTGTTGTTTTTACCATACATGATGAGCTTATCATTCCCAGAAAACCCAGAGTCTGTGAACCATCTTGTCACATCAGAAACATCAGGACAATTTGGTATATGAACTAACACAGCATCAGGAGCAATGACTTCACAGCTGGTAGAATCAACGAATATTTCTTTCATTTTGCCTCCAGCTGAGTCATTTCTATAGATGGTAAGAGCTACACAGGATTTTTCATTTAAGAAATAACCTTCAGAAGTTGTTTCACAAAATGGATGTCGAGGAAGAAGTAAAATACCCTTCCTAATCAAAACTCCATTAATGAAACCACTGTGATTCTTCTCATTATCAGACCAAGACACTTCGACTCGAACCATATTCTTTGACATATTATCAAGAACATGATCCATAGAAGATGATGTTTTAGGACTAACGTTATACTTCCGTGGATTAAAAAACCACGACCACGTTCCAGCTTCTGAAACTTCAGGACCACCTTCATAATCAGCTTGTAAAAGGGAAAGTTTTCTTGCATTGTTCCAAAGATACAAACCAGAAAATATGATTCCAACGGATCCAAATAGCAAAGATCTACGTACAGTTACAGATTTGACCAACTTATCGGTCATAACACCTGTTTTCCTGTTCTCAGTTGTTTCTTCAGTTATTGAAACCATTTTCTGATTCTCGAGCGATCCCATGTAAAGTCCAGCAGCACTCACACCAACTAATCCAGCTGTGATATGTGCTGTAGACTTAAGTAAACCAATGGTATCTTGTTTCCCATAAATGAGAGAACCAACACCATAAATACCCCATAGACAAGAAAATCTTAGGGCAACTCGAGATCTCCAATAATACTTGGCTAGATCAGCAGAATGCACAGATTCATACATGTAGTTACGAAACCATCTATACGTACCTGATTTCCACATGAACTCAGGTAGATTTTCATCCAACAATTGAACAGTGGTTGCAATTAGGCTAGTTTTACAATGTACGAAATCTGCCACTATGCCTTCTTCTAATCCTTTACTCAATCTTGAGAAAGTGTCAGTGGGTGCAAGTGTATTGCAGCATTTCTGGAAAGCATTACCTACAGAACTACAAAAGAGCTCTTGAAGAGTTGGAAACAAAACGGCTGAACCAAAAAGACTCGCAAGAGAGGAAGGCCCAAAGTGAGTTTCAATTTTCTGAGGGTTATCGGGCTTACAAACACAAGTTGGTAGGCAACACTTCAGACAAACTTTCATCGTTTTAACACTTTCAAGCATTCTATTTTGTGCAGCTAGGTGACTAATACAGTGATCACGTAGTACAATGCACAGCTGACTGAGATTAATGTTTTTGCAACGAAACTTAGTTCCATCGGAGTTTACATGTGTGTACGTTTGATAAAACGCACGCTCAGTTCCATTCATAGTTTCTCTGGAAACGCATTCCTCAACATGGAAAAGCCAAGCATCTGGCAATGATTCTGATCGGAAAGTCTCATGGTTGTTGTCCAACATAGTAGATCCAGGTTTGCAACACTCAGGTCTAACCTCAGTGTTTATAGTCAAATAACGTCTCCAAATAGATGCAGCATTGTTTGAATACAAATGCGCATCCAATGTCTTAACGTTTGTAGTCATAACAATGGCAAGCATAGCAGCAAAAATTTGACCCTTAGATTCCACATCAGCTTTCATAACTTGAGTAGGAATATTATTGATAAATTGAATTAGCACGTCAGTGTGTGACATACCTTTTGAACTCATCCCAGGTTTACCATTGGCAACATCATCAATAATAACCCCTTTGATTCCAGAGTGCATTGTAGACATATACTGTTCACACAGATTAACTGTAGTAGTATTATCTTTAGTACTCTGGATACCGAAGGAAGCCAACATGATGGAGAGAGCTAAATTGGCTAACCAACTTTTCCCAATAGACGAAGGACCACTAAACAAAACTGCAGCAGGAGCCATTCTAAGCTCACTACTTTTCATAATGACTGCAATTGCATCAGCTAGATGCAGCAACTCCTTGTATTTTCTGTTAATAACATCATTCACAGCAGAGTAATCTTTAGACATTCTAAGTTTGTTCAATTTCTTCATCGCTTCCAAGTTACGATATTGCAACGCTGGTAAATCTGAAACATTTCCTCTTTTCACTTCAGGTATCATTGAACATAGTTCATCAACATCAGTGAAAACTTCTTGAGTTTCTGGAGAAGCATACAAAGCTGGAAGAATACTCTTCTCTTTTATGCATCGAGCTCCAGTGGAGTAAACCCAATCTAAACTTGTGATAATAGAATCCACTAAGTCAAAAGGGTTAGATACTCTTTTTGTAGCTTCAAGAGTGACTAGCTTGAGATTTCCTATCTCAACAGCACATGCAGTTTCTTCACTGCACCAAACGGCTAATCCGGCACAGAACAACTTGTTCATATGGGACCAGACTGGATTATTCTTAACAGATTTCCAACGATCTGTGAAAAACATCTGGGGCTCAACGCCATCTGGGATAAAGAGTCCAGCTATCTCTTGCATTACATCAATTAGAGAAGCAACTAAACTTCTGCCAGCCAATGCCTTAATAAATTGGGCTATTGCGGTACATACGTCCATAGTGTTTCTTGCTCTTGCCATGTGATACACGAAAAAGGCCATATCTTCAAGTATGCTAGCAACATAATGATAGAATTCAGAGTTTGAATTAACTCCTTGTATTTTTTCCATGCTTTCTAACAAAACTTTTTTCAGATCTTGAGCGTCCATTTGGGGACTTGTGTGAGGTTCACCAATTGTGTCTTCACCAGTACAGATAGTGCAAAGTGCTCCTTTCTTAGGAACAACTAAACTACAATTTATGCATGTGATACACCGAACACACGAACATTCCATCACCCAATCCCAGGCAGGATCTAAAGGATGATGATTGTCGCATTTCCTAGTGTCTGTGCAAATTTTACAAGCTCTGAATTCTTCTTTAACTTTACCACGTCCAAAAGGATGTGGTTTAGAATGTGGAATGACTCCAAAACAGATTTCAATCTCGTCTTTTTTGTACTGAACGAGAAATTGCAGTTCTTCTTTGCGCTTTTCATCTTTTTCTACGCTCAACTGGGTCATTAATTCGACAAGTTGGCGCATCTTTTCCTCTATATACTCTTTACTGAAAGGATCTAATCCTTCTTCAGATTCTATAAGCATTTGAGGACGTACTGAATTGCACTGTGCTCTTAGAGCACTTCTCTTCTTAGCTTTGGGATTTTTTGTACGAGTTTCCCTACTCGGTGTGGAACCCATTTTATATGTTGGGTTCCCAGAAAGTGCCTTTTCAGGCTTAGTGATGGGGACTTCATTAAAAATTTCATCACTAATACATATACTTTCCTTTATTTCCTTGTCCCTTTTTGCACTAAGGTCGTGCACGGTGCTATAACACCTTTTAATATCGCGGTAATAAGAAAATCTACGTAAATGTCTAGTCTCTTTAATATAAGACTGAACATCACTGATCATCTTTCCGCGATCCTTACACCTCTTCTCTCTCCTGAGAGACGCCTGTGTGATTGGCCACAATTTGCAGTCCCCACATGCTTTACACATGGGGTAATTGTGGAGGTGACTGACGGCCTTAACATCAGACACGCACCCTAACGTTGCATTACTTAATTCTTTATTCATGATTTTTTAGGGGTTTTGTGTGGGGACCAAAGTGCGGTCTTTAAGTTTTTTCTCAACTTATTTTCATATTATATTCGATTATTAAATCGCCAGGTCGAGGCAAGGTATCCTTTCTGGTCAATATGTCATTTGGTTTGCTTTCCAATTCTAATTCGTAATCAAATCGCTACTAGATCACCTTATTTCAACAAATTATTGTTCTACGTAAGGAATTACATACTTCGAAATTATCTTTCACTAATATAGAGGGAAACCTCCAATAACACAGCACGGTGCGCGTTGCGCATTGTGCACTAACATCTCCTACAATACTACGAAGGTCTGAAAATAAACAGAAAGAACTCGCAGTTCAGGAAAAAGCTCCCAGAGCAGGGAGCGGGGGTTGGATTATATCCGATCAACAAAAATGTCAATCGACACCGACTAAAAGCTAAAGATATATAGTAATATCTAGCTTCTTACGGTCGTACGCCAAATTAATGGCTTGGTAATCAATTGTTCCCATAAAGGGAGGAAACAATTAATTCCTACTAATCCAAAGGTTTAAAGTATGTTTATAGTCCATACAGACTCACTAAATAAACAGTATTATTTTAAGTGGCATAGATTTAAATCTATGACTAGAAAACACACATGTCTCGACGACATATGCTCAGCTAAAGCTGAATCTGACTGCAGGTCTAAACGAC